CTAGCGCTTGCCTACCACCGCCAACCTCGCCCGCTTCAACCGCCGCTTGATTACAAACACCAGGGCGTCCCGCGCCGTGCGCAACAAGGCCTGATCCTCGCGGTCCAGGGGCAGGCCCTCCTCCGCCTGCCGCCAGGCCCGGCGGGCGGCCAAACCCACCAGCACGAACAAGACCAGCAGCAAGACCAAAATCAGGTACAGGCCCAGGGTGGCCGCGTCCTGGCTGGGCGGCGGCGGCGCGGGCGGCCAGACGGGCTGGGGCGGGCTGAGGCGCAGCACCACACAACCGGGGCACAGGGCTCCTGACGCCAAGCCTGCCGCCGTGAGGGCGGATTTCTTTTTAAGGGATTTTAATTTGTGTTGACTTATGCTCATAAAGGTTATATTAACCTGACCTGCGAGTTCTCCACAAATAGCACATAGGCAGGATCGTTTTGAACCAAAAGCGTTAAGGAGCCAACATGGAACAGAACCTTTTGAGGGGACCGGGCCTGGTGCCCGGCTGGATGAAACGGGTGCAGGCCGAGCAGCTTCCCGAGGTGTACCAGGAGATCGCCGGGGTCATCGGCCTGGAGCCCACCTTGCATTTGGCCCAGGTGTTTTCGGGCAACAGCGTGTACTTCCCCAAGCTGGAGCGCTGCCTGCTGGAGCTGCGCAACCAGCTGATCCGCGACGAGTTCGACGGGGCCAACACCCGCCAGTTGGCCCGGCGCTGGGGGCTCTCCACCCGCCATCTGCGCTACATCCTCCACCCCGACCGCCCCGGCAGTGACAACTAGCCCTCTTTGCCCCCGACCCGCTCCCACCACCCCCCTTACAACCAAGCCCGGAGATAGCCCAGGGAAGCAGTGCCGCGCTCCCCCTGGGGAAGGCGTATTTGTGCGCTTCCTGCCTGGGCCGCCCCTCGGGGCGGGCCTAGGCTCAGGGGCAACACTTCACCGGCGGCCGATGCCGCCGCGGCAAGGAGCCGAGCATGAGCCTGATGAAGACCAAGACCTTTTGGACCGGCCTGGCCGGAGTTCTCACCGCCATCGGCGGCTTTTACGCCGGAGAGGCCACCCTGTGGGAGGCGGCCCAGACCGGCCTCACCGGCCTGGTGGCCATCTTTCTGCGCCAGGGCCTGCTGGGACTCACCCAGGACTAGCGCCTGGTGGGCGAGGAGGAGATCAAGGTGGCCCTGGAAAGCCTGCGCGGGCAACTCAGGCGCTTGGACACGGTGCTCAAGATGAGCGTGGCCGAGCAGCGGCGCATCAACGCCGACCTGGCCGCCGGGGCCCAAAACCTGGGCGGCCAGTGCCGGGGCCTGGACCAGCGCCTGGACCGCCTGGAGACCCGCCTGGCCGCCTACACCGGAGGGCTCTTCACCCTGTGGCTGCTGTTCCAGGTGGCCCAAAGCTTGTGGAGGTAGCCGTGGAGAGAACATCGCGCCTGATCGCCAGGGGCCTGCGCGCCGAAAAACGCGAGCGCCTCAAGCAGCTGGAGATCAAGATCGACCGCCTGGGCAAGGACATCAACTACTACCTCTACAACTTCGACGGAGTGGAGGCCATGCGCATCGACCACGCCGAGCAGGCCATGGAAGAGCTGGTAGCCGCGGTGCGCGAGTACAAGGCCCTGAGCCGCGAGCTCAAGGAGATGGCCGAGTGAGCGGCGCTTCCCATGAACTGCGGGACAAGGCCCGGGCCCGCTTCATGGCCGGGCTGGAGGTCGCCGCCATCGCCGCCGAGCTGGGGATCAAGGCCCAGCGGGTGGAAGCCTGGGCCGCAGCCGGCAGCTGGGCCGCCCGCCGCCGGGTATGGCTGTCCGACCCGCGCGGGGCCGCCGCCGCCCTGCGCCAGCTTTTGGGCCAGCGGGTGGAAGAGCTGATCTCCCTGGGCGAGCTCTCCCCCCAGGACGCCGACCACCTGGCCAAGATCGCCGCCGCCTGCTCCCGCCTGGAGCGCGAGGGCTACGACCTCAAGGCGGCAGCGGTGGAGGTGGGCGAGCGCCTGGCCGCCCTGGCCGGGGAGGAGCCGGGTCACGAGCAGGAGCGGGCCTGGCTGGGCGGTCTGCTGGAAAAGCTCTTCACCCGCCTGGAAAACGAGGGTAGGGCATGAGCACCGCCGCCGCCCGCAAGATGAGCGCCGCCCGCTTCCGCCAGCGGGCCGCCGAGGTGGTGGGCCGTTTGCACACCGAGGCCGGGGCCTTTGGCCCCGACGACCCGTCCCCCACGGTGCGCAAGGCCCGGGCCGCCGATGACCCCCTGTATTTCTGCCGCACCTACCTGCCCCACTACTTTCACGACGCCTTCGCGCCTTTCCACCACGAGTTGGTGGAGCTCCTGGCCCCGCGCGGCTCGGCGGTGGTGCCGGTGGCCGTGGCCGCGCCGCGCGGATTCGCCAAGACCACCTTGGTTTCCTTCGGCTACGTGCTGCACCAGTTGCTTTTCCAGCGGCGGCGCTTCGTGGTCATCGGCTCCGACACTGCCGACCTGGCCGGAGACCTCACCGCCTATCTGCGCCTGGAGCTGGGCATCAACCCCCGCCTGGCCGAGGACTTCGGCCCCGGCTGCCGCGCCGAGGGCCCGGCGGGCGACTTCGTGGTGGGGGGCCACGCCAGGGTCCTGGCCCGGGGCAGCGGCCAGCGCCTCAGGGGCCTCAAGCACGGCCGCCACCGGCCCGACCTGGTGATCCTGGACGACCTGGAAAACGACAAGAACGTGCGCAACCCCCGCCTGGTGCGCGAGTGCCTGGAGTGGATAAACCAGGCGGTGTACCCGGCCCTGGACCCGGCGGGCAGTCTGTTCATCATCGGCACCATCCTGGCCCGTCAGAGCGCCCTGGCCATCATGGTCAACTCGCCGGAGGAGCCTTGGAAGGGCTACGCGCGCCGGGTGTACCGGGCCCTGGACGACGAGGGCCGCTCCCTGTGGCCCGCCCGCCACCCGGCCGAGGAGTTGCTCAAGCAAAAGCGGCTCATGGGCACCAAGGCCTTCAACACCGAAAAGCAGAACGACCCCCGCGACGAGGACGGCCTGTTCCAGGAACAGTGGCTGCGCTCCTACCACTCCGCCGAGCTGGCCGGGCGGGAGCTGGCCGTGGCCGGCTTCCTGGACCCCTCCCTGGCCACGGGCAGCCATGGCGACTACAAGGCGGTGGTCACCGTGGGCCTGGACCGGGAGCGCCAGGTCTTCTATGTGCTGGACGCCTTTATCCGCCGCTGCTCCCTGGACCAACTCATCCGGGCGGTGCTCCGGCGCCTGGCCCGGCACAAGTATTTGGTGTTCGGCATCGAGGACAACGTTTTCCAGCGCCTCTTGCTGGACCAGTTCGCCGCCGCCGCCGCCGAAGCCCGAGTGAGCCTGCCGCTAAGGGGCGTTACCCAGCGCCTGTCCAAGGAGCTCAGGCTGGCCGGGCTCAGCCCCCTGGTGGAGCGGGGCCTGGTGCGCTTTCGCCCCGAGCACTCCGACCAGGGCGAGCTGATCGAGCAGTTGCTTCACTTCCCCTCCCCCAACGTGCACGACGACGGCCCCGACGCCCTGGAGGGGGCGGTGGGCCTGGTCAAATCCACGGGGCCCAACGTCTGGTGAGGAAACTTATGAAAAATTGGCTGAGCAAGAAATTCGCCGACCGCCGCGCCAAGCGCCTGGAACTGCCCCCGCCCCCGCCCGGCCCGCCGCCCTTTTTGGGCGGCAGCGCCACCACCGGGCGGGCCCGCCAACTGGCCGCCTATCAGGGCTGGGTCTTCGCGGCGGTGAGCACCATCGCCCGGCGCATGGCCGGGGTGCCGCTAAAGCTGCACCAAAGCCAGGGGCTGGAGGTGGCGGCCCATCCGGTGCTGGACCTCTTGGCCCGGCCCAACCCGCTAAACACCGGGCGGGAGCTGCGCTACACCCTGGCCCTGCATCTGGAGCTCACCGGCATGGCCTTCGTGCTGGTGCTCAATAACGCCCTGGGTCGCCCCGCCGAGCTGTGGCCGCTCAACCCGGCGGACCTCATCGAGATAAGCACCGGGGCCGACACCCGCCAGCCCCTCACCGGCTTCGTGTTCAACGGGCCGGGAGGCAAGCGCACCGTGTACCGCCCCAGCGAGGTGCTCTACTTCCGCCATCCCAGCCCCAGCAGCCTGGTCTATGGGGCCAGCCCCATCGAGGCCATGGCCCACGCCTTTGACATCGACCTGGCGGTGCGCATCTATCAGCGCAACTTTTTCCGCAACTCGGCCCGGCCCGAGGTGGTGCTCTCCACCGACCAGCGTCTCACCGAGGACGAGGCCCGGCGGGTGCTCACCCGCTGGCGGCAGAAGCACCAGGGCCTGGCCCACGTCTTCGAGCCCACGGTGCTGGACGGCGGGCTCAAGGCCACCCCCCTGGCCTACTCGGCCAAGGACTTCGAGTTCACCCAGCTGGCCGGATGGACCCAGGACAACATCCTGGCCGCCTACGGGGTGCCGGCGGGCAAGCTGGGCCTGGTCAAGGACGTGAACCGGGCCAACGCCCAGGGCATAGAGGTGACCTTCAACGCCGAGTGCGTGCGCCCCCGTTTGGAGCTGTGGGAGGACGTGATGAACGCCTTCCTGCTGCCCCGTTACGGCCAGGACTTACGGCTCAAGTTCGACAACCCGGTGCCCAGCGACCGCTCCCAGACCCACAAGGAGGCCATGGAGCAGCTGGATCGCGGCGCTCTGACCATCAACGAATACCGCGCCGTGGCGGGCCGCCCGCCGGTGGCCTGGGGCGATGCACCCTACAAACCGCCCGCCCAGCAGAACGCCTTGCCCGCCTGGGGCGGGGCTCCGGTGGAGCTGGAGCCCGAGGTGCGCGCGGCCCTCACCCAGGCCTGGCCCCGCCTGGAGGGGCGCTTCGCCGGGTGGTCGCGCGCCAAGGTGGCCCGGGAGCTGAGCGCCCGGCCCCAGGTGGTGCAAGACATTCTGCCCCAGGGCCTGAGCCCTGAGCGGCGCGAGGCTCTGGGCCGCGAGCTCGGCCAATGCCTGACCCAGGGAATGACCCTCACCCAAACCCTCGCCAAGCTGGGCCGGGCGGCCCAAGGAGAACAGTCATGAAACTGGTGCACAAGGTTATGGACTTCGAGGTGGGGCAAGCGGACGAACAGGCCCGCACCTTCTGGGCGGTGGCCTCCAGTCCCACGGTGGACCGCCAGGGGGACCTCATCGAGCCCGGCGGCTGGGACTTCGCCAACTTCCTCAAGAACCCGGTGATCCCCTGGTCCCACGACTACGCCTCGCCCCCGGTGGCCCGGGCCCTGGCGGTGAAGGTGGACCAGGGCCGCCTGCTGTTCAGGGCCCAGTTCCCCACCGCCGAGGAATACGCCTTTGCCGACACCATCTACCGCCTCTACAAGGGCGGCTATTTGCGGGCCTTTTCCGTGGGCTTCGCCCCCCTGGAGAGCGAGGTGGCCACCCACGCGGTGGGCGGCCGCTCCTTGACCGGAACCCGTTACCTGAAGCAGGAGCTGTACGAGATCTCCTGCGTCACCCTGCCGGCCAACCCCGAGGCCTTGGTGGCCCTGGGGCTTGGCGGTCCGCGACCCACCCCCACCCCGGCAGCAGCAACCACCCTTTCCCCGGCGCGGACTCCGGGCGCTCCCGGCGCGGTGCATCCCGCCGCCGCGCGGGCCCTGGCCCAGGCGGCCCTGGGCGAGCTTGTCGCCGCCCGCCTGCGCTACCACCTGGGCCTGTTGAACTGAAACCAACCTAGCCATTAGGAGCTTTGAGCATGAAACAAGCCAAGATCATCGAGCTGTTGGAGCAGGCCACCGGCCTGTCCCTGGACGAGGAGAGCCTCAAGGGGCTCATCGACGGACGCCTGGAAAAGCTGCTCACCGCCGTGGAGCCCCGCCAGGTCTCCCTGGGGGCCTCGCTGCCGGGCGGCGGCCTGGGCATCAGCAAATACCTGGGCGACGTGCGCCGCCTGGGCATGGGCCAGGCCCCGCGCCATATGGAAGCGGGCGAGCTGGTGAGCCTGAGCGCCCCGGCCATGAAGGCCCTGGAAGCGCCCCAGGCCAAGGACCTGCGCGAGGGGGCCACCACCGCCGGAGGCTATCTGGTGCCCACGGAGCAGGCCGGGGAGGTGCTGAACCTGGTCAACAACTTCAGCGCGGTCAAGTCCCTGTGCCGCCAGGTGCCCATGGCCGGCCGCCAGATCACCTTCCCCACCATCAGCGGCGGGCTCACCGCCTACTGGGTGCCCGAGGCCACGGACACCGAGACCTACGGCCTGGGCGACGGCGTGGCCCATGGCGAGAAGCCGCGCAGCGACGCCACCTTCGGCCAGCTGGCCCTGACCTCCCATGTGCTGGCGGTGAAGGTGGTGGTGTCCAACCAGCTGTTGGACGACTCCGACCCCGGGGTGGACCAGGTGCTGCAAAACCTGTTTGCCGAGACCATCGGCCAGGCCTTTGACGTGGCCTGCCTGCGGGGCACCGGCGCGGCCACCGACCCCATCACCGGCCTGGCGGGCAAGATCTCCACCAACGCCCTGAGCGTAGCGAGCACCTTGAGCTTCGACGACCTGGCCGGACTGATCTTCGCGGTGTACCAGAACGCCCCCCACGCCGCCTCGGTGCCGGTGTTGGGCCACCCCAAGGCCGAAAAGGTCCTGATGACTCTCAAGGACGACAACGGCGACTACATCTACCGCCAGCCGGGCCAGCCCCGGGCCGAAGGCGAGGGCCGTCCCCTGGTGTGGGGCGAGCCCTTTGTGCGTGACCCCAACATCCTCACCAACCTGGGCAGCGAGACCAACGAAACCCGTTTGTTCGCGGGCGACTTCGCCGGCTCGGCCCTGGTGGGCCTGAGGCAGGGCCTGGTGGTCAAGACCAACCCCTGGGCCGAGCCCTACTTCTCCTACAACCAGACCGCCTTTTTGGCCGAGGTGCGCATCGGCTTCAACCTGAGCGACGAGAAGCGCTTCGCCATGCTGAGCGCGGTGCCCACCGCCTAAGCCAAACCAGTGCCCCGGAAGTCACGGCTTCCGGGGCCTTTTGGAGCAGGAATCATGGCCCTTTCCACAGACGCCCTGACCTCCCTGGCCCAGGTGAAGCAGTACCTGGGCCTCAGCGCCGCCACCCACGACGCCCTGTTGGAAGGGCTCATCGAGGCGGTGAGCGCCCAGTTCAACGCCTTTTGCGGCCGCAAGCTCATGGCCCGGGACTACTCCCATCTGAGCGAAAGCCCGGCCTACGACCCGGACAACGCCCTGCTTTCGGGCTCGGGCTATCCCGAGCTGCTGCTGCCCCAATACCCGGTGATCAGCCTGGGCAGCTTGGTGGTGGAGGGCCGCGGCATAAGCGCCTCCACCGGCGGCGGGGTGGGCTGGCTGCTGGACTCCGGGGCCGGGGTCTTGAGTCTCATCGGCATGATCTTTCCCCGGGGGGCCCACAACGTGGGCCTGGTGTACCGGGCCGGTTTCAACGCCGCGCCCGCGGACCTGGCCCAAGCGGCGGTGGAACAGAGCGCGGTGCGCTTCCAGGAGTCGGCCGCGGGCCAGGGCCGCCTGGGGGTGAGCGCCCGCACCCTGGCCGACGGCTCGGTGAGCTACCACTCCGGGGCACTGTTGCCCCAGGTCAAG